ACGCGCCCTACCAACTCATCCTGTGGCCGCGCGAAACCGGGAAGTCGAGCTGCGTGACGATCGCTCGCACGGTGCGCGATGCCTGTCGCGACGCCAACTCCGCCGCGCTGATCGTGAACGAGAAGCACGAGACCGCGTCTGATTTCTTGGCGAGCGTCAAGCAGCACTTCGAGCAGAACGAGTTGCTTCGTGCACTCTTCCCTGAGTTGGTGCCGAAGAACTTCAATGATGTGACGTGGTCAGCGACGCGCGCTGCGCTCGTGCGGCAGACCGCCCGCCCAGAGCCGACATTCGACTCCATCGGTGTCGGCGGCACAGTCACCGGGAAGCACTACGACCAGATTGTCTGTGACGACTTGATCTCGCGTGAGGCTATGGAGAACGCACGCGCGGGCAACTGGAACATCATGCACCGCACGAACCGCTGGGTGAACCAGTTGCCGCCGCTGCTGAGCGCGAGCGCAAAGCCGTTCCCGCGCATCACCTTCATCGGCACGCGCTGGCACTTCGACGACACCTACGACCATATCAAGAAAGCGTTCGGGCGCGGGCAGGTGCCGCAACGCTACCGTATTCGCTGCAAGCTCTCCAATGGTGTGACAGTGTCGCGCGACTGCGAGCGTGTCGGCGACCTCGCTGTCATGCTCATCAGCGCCATCGAAGACGGCAAGCCCGTCTTCCCCGACATCTGGCCCGCTGAGCGCGTCGAAGCGCTCATGTTCACTGATCCCGAGTTCGCGTCATGCAACCTGCTCAATAACCCATCCTCGGCGGCGATTGCGACATTCCAGCCCACGTGGCTCCGCTACTGGCAGTACGTCGATGACGAGCGCACCATCTGCTTCGATGACGCACAGGGCCAGAAGAAGTTCGTCAGCGCACGCTCGCTCTACAAGATCATCGCGGTCGATCCCGCGGCTTCGACGAACGAGGAAGGCGCGCGCAACGCTATCGTTGTGCTCGGCACCGACCAAGAAAGTGCGAAGCACTTTGTGCTCGACGTGCACGCGGATCGCAGCGACCCAAAAGACATCATCACCGATATCGTCAACATCGCACAGCGTTGGGACGTGCACAACGTCCACATCGAACTCGCCGGCCAGCAAGCCTACGTGATTCAATGGGTTGAGCGTGAGGCGCGCCAACGCAACTATCCGCTCGCTGTTACCCCACTGAAACCGGGCGGGCGCAACAAGGACCTGCGGATCGGCGGGCTCGTCGTGCCATTCAAGAATGGCGACATCTATGTACATCCGAGCCAAACAGCGCTAATTTCAGAAGAGTACCTGCGTTACCGTCCCGGCGCCCGCGCACGGGACGTGCTGGACGCGCTCGCCTACGCTCTTGAGACGGCGCCGAAGCCCACCAGTCCTGGGCTGTCGGCACGTGAGCGCTCGAAACAGCAGCTTGCGAGTTATCGCGCGCGGCTCGCCTCCTCGGTGCATTAGGAGCCCATGACCGCACCCTACTTTCCGCAGGACGCTACAACGGTTGCGCCGCAGCCACTGCAGAATCCGCTTGCGGGACCGCAGACGGCGATAGGGCCACAGCCGTTTCAGTCGCCGCTTGCGGCACTGCTTGGCCTGTTCTCGCGCGGTGCAGGTGACGAGTTGGAGATGTTCTTCAAGCGGCAGCGACAAACGGCGCAATTCAATCCGGCGTTTCAGCTGTTCAACTTTCTGGGAACCGATCCAACACAGATGGCGAGTGCTCCCGTGGGGAAGCCCGCGAAAGCGCTTAGTGGTGTTGTACGAGCAGCAAAAACGGAGATCGGCGCTTTTACGCGGCCCCGACACCTGCCGCAAACCGTCGAGGATGTGCTGAAACTCGGCGCGGACAAGTTGAAGCGGGTCGCCGATGACCTGTTGCAGTATGAGAAGGACGCAGCGGTAGAAGTGTTTGGCAAGGAGAGCGCTGCGAAGTATGAACGTGCGCAGCGCATCGTGAATAGTTCGTCCAACGTCGATAGCCCTATGTACCGTGAAGCGGAGAACTTCATCTCCCGTGTAGAATCGAAACTCTCGCCCGCACAAGAAGCTCGCTTGTTCGGCATCGGCGAAACTGGGCCGACACACGAAGAAGTCGCTGAGCTTGCGCGCCATGCGTGGTTCTACGGCGCAAGCGAGTTGAAGCAGATGACCACGCCGCAATTGCGCCACAGTTTTGTGGCGTTGCTCGGCGGAGAACGCCAAACAGGCGACCTCGTGGTACGCTATGGTTTGCCACGCCTTTGGGAAGAGTTAGCGAAGCGCGGTGTGAGCGAACAGGAATTGCTTACGCAAACACTCCAACGCATGGGTCAGCGTGGCATTGCTGCCGAAACCGCTGGCGAAGCGTTGTCGGTGCGCATGAAACAGATGTTGGAGCGCAAGTGAACAAACACCACCGCAAAGCCTCCCGCATGGTCCCGCCCCGACGCGAGCCCGCGTTCGAGGCACCCAAGCGCGATCTTACAAAGTTGGTTGACCGCGAGGCAGCGAACCCGCCGCCGCGCCCAGAGAAAGGCGGGTCCCGTGGCTGATCGGGTCACGTTCGGAAGCGGGCGCCTCGGCGCGTTCCGCGACTACCTCACCCACGAGATCACACGCACGCTCGGACAGCGCAGCGGTCTAGAACGTACATGGCGCGAACGGCTGGAACTCTATCGTGCGCCAGCCAGCCGAGGCACGAGCCATTTCCCCTTCGAGGGAGCGTCCGCGCTGACGGTACCGGTAGCTGCCATGAACGTTGACCCGATCCTCGCGCGCTGGATGAAGACGATCCATGCCGCTGAGAACCTATGGACGCTCGCGCCACTCAACGAGCGCTGGATGCCATCGGCCAAGCCGCTGCAGGATTACCTGACGTGGATCGACAAGATGCAACTGAAGATGTGGGACGTGAACTACCGCACCTTCATGGAGACGCTCAAGCTGGGCACCGGAGTCTACAAGACGGGCTGGACATTCCAGCAGCGCCAGAAGTGGGGCTACAACGCTCAGAAGGAACGCGTGCGGCTGCTCGAAACAACGAACCGGCCATTCGTGGACCAAGTCCATTTGGCGAACTTCTTGATCCCGACCGAAGCGCGCGCCATCGACCCCGACGTTCAAGCGGGCGCTCCGTGGGTCGCCGAACGCCACCGTTGGCGTCCCGCACAACTGCGCGCAATGGCGCGGGGCCAAGAACCGTTCCTGCCCAACTTCGACCGTGACGGCGTCGAGCGCGTCATCCATCACACTGAAACGTCGCTGCCATCATACGACCTGAAGGTCGCCGATCTCGACCAGCTCAGCACATCAAGCGCGGCACAACGCGAGCAGCCTGTCGAAATCTGGGAAGTACACGCCCGATTCGACACCACCGGCGACGGCATGGAGGAAGACGTGGTTGCGTTCTTCCACGTGCCAACAATGGAAGTGTTGCGCGTGACGTATGAGCCCATGCCGTTCCGGCCCTACAACGTCATTCGCTACATGCGCTCCGAGGGCTTCTACGGCATCGGCATCTGCGAGATGGCAGACGTGTGGCAGAAGATCACGAGCCGGGTGCTGAATTTCGACATCGACAAGATTCTCTTGTCGCACGCACCGATGCTCGCCGTCAAGGAAGGTGCCAACGTCATTCCCGACGAGCCCATCTTCCCCGGCAAGCAGTGGCACCTGAGCGATCCCAAGAACGACATCATGCCGCTGTTCCTGACGGCCCCAGGCTCCTTTGACATCAGCGCTTTACGTGCTTACCTTGCTGACCAGACGAAGCAGCGGGTCGGCCTCACGGACCTGCAGTTCGGCACGGTCGGCGCGCTGCCGTCACGCACGCCCGCAACGACGATCCAGTCGCTGCTCGCTGAAGGCAACACGCGACTGGACCTCATGATTGCGGACCTGCGCGAGAGCGGGCTGAGCGAAGTGGGGTTGCGCGTCCTGCAGCACCTGCAGACGCAAGCAAATGACAGTTTCAACAACCCCGAAGCCCAAGCCTACGTGACGCTCGCCCCGATGATTCTCGGTATGCCCGAGGGCGCATATGTCGCACAGGCCCTACAGATACCGTCCGAGTCAATAGAGAACGGGATTGGCGTGTCGCTGACGGCGACCTCGGGCACCAGCAACAAGGAACTCATGCGGCAGAGTAAGCTGTCGCTTATTCAGATCACCTCACAACTCGCTCCCGGCTTCATTCAGTTGGCACAGCTTATCACGCAAATGCCCGGCACCCCGGTTGCACAAGTGGCTGAACAGCTTTTCAAGGGTGGTGCCTCACTGCTGCAGGAGTTGCTTGAGCAGTTCGACGTGCGCAACGCTGAGGACATAGTGCCTCAGTTGCAAGGCAACCTGCAAGCCTTGAGTACAATGGGCGCAGGCCAACAGTTCAACCCCATGTCTGGAGGGAATATTGGTGGCATGTCTGGTGGCTGAGTGCGAGAAACCAGCGTATAAACGTGGGTGGTGTGCAATGCATCATGCACGATGGAAGCGACACGGCGATCCTTCTATTGTACACCCTCACGGCATAAAGCCGGGAACGGAAAAGTCAACAACGAAGCACGCCACAAAGCGCCCGACTATGCGTGATCTTGCGTGGGCTGCCGGCTTTCTTGAGGGTGAAGGCTCTTTTGACAAAGCTAGTGGCAGTCAGCGTGTCGCCGCCGTACAAGTTAACTACGAGCCTATAGAGCGTATGTTGGACTTGTTTGGTGGTGCCGCAAAACAGTACCAAAGGCGGCGTCAGCTTCTCTTTAAATCGGAGCCAAGCCCTTGTTGGCAGTGGTATACAAGTGGCTCTCGTGCTCGCGGCATCATGTTCACAATGTATCCATTCATGAGCGACAAACGGAAAGATCAGATACGTGCGGCGTTTCTTAGCTAATCTATGGAAGTACCTGACTAGCTTGTGGAAGCGCTTGCATAAACGAGCGTCCCCCAGCTTCAAGCCAACCTCAACGCCCTCCAGTCTCTGGGCGCTGGACAGTCCATCTCACCTATTGGTCTCGGAGGCGGAGGCGGGCCAGCTCAGGGAGGT